ATGCTTTCGACACACCCATATCGCCTTCCATGTATTGCATATGTGTTGTCACTACCACATTACACGGAACTTCTGAACCCGTAAGGTATTGAATGATGTGCTGGACATCACGCGCGGCGGTTCCCCACTCGGGTTGACTAGCTTGATCAGTTGGCTTCTTGTTATTAAATACAAGTGCCCCCCTTAAAGCCGCTTCACCCATCAAGGTTAAACTGTCAATCACCAGCACATCTTTAGATGTCCATTTACCTACAGGTCCAAACTCTTCTTCCTTATCTTTCCAATTGGAAATAAGGTTAACCCCTTTACGAAAAGCATCTGCTCTTCCTATCGGGTCTTTCAACGTAACATAACTAACCTTATCTATCGCATCTGGATTCAGAAATTCTGGAAGGATAGCTAAGCCATCATCATAATCCAAGATACGCAAATTGTATCCCGCATTGGCTAATGCCGATAATGAAGCCGTCTTTCCTGAACCACTATCACCTACAAGCAACAGTTTAGTTACATCAGTTGATATATGATCTTTAATACTTGCCATGTTTTTATCTCCTATAATTTTCATAGTGTATCATAAATAAAATAATTGTCAACAATTATTTTCTTCGTATCTTTAATCCTAAACGGATACGCCTACGATTGCGTCTCTTCTTAGAGCCGACCTTACGCCTGCCCTTATGTCCTTTTCTTTTTAAATCTGCTTTACTCATCTTCATCCTCGATAAGATTCATCCATTCTTCACGTGGTCCGTGATAATATACTTTCGTTTTTTCATATGGATACATCAATGCCTCTTGCCAATACCACTGTGAATAAAATGGCAAGAAATTATTCCAATCTTTTTCTGCCTGGTTCTGTATGTTTTTATTTTTTTTCATTCTAAATCCTTACATTTGATTGGATCTTTTACCTTACTGCAATAAAATTCCCTTGCTTTTTTCTTGTTTGATTTCATTTTGCCCTCTTGTTTCTTAAGTATCTTTTCCTTCTTGGTAAAGTTTGGTTCTTTTTCTGTTATGATATTAATAACTTTTGCTGTTTCCTTTGCAATCATAAAGGCACACCCATTTAAACTGAATAGAAATAACAATAAAATTATTAACTTCATTTATTTTTTCTTTCTTTTAAAAATATTTTCATCAACGTGAATAACATTATCCACTATTAAATCTGGATGAGGTTCTCTCATAAAATCCTCATCTAATATAATTTTTCTATGTTCGGGAGATTCTGCACACACTTCCCTAAATTTACATCCACCATAATTTCCACATGATGTAAAGTTTGCAGGATAATATTTGTTAATACTGTATGCATCAGCTAAACCAATGGCGTATTGAACATCCGTATACCATTCATCAATGGATGGTTGTGATACATTAAATATACTTCTATTAAATCTACAAAAATTAACTCCTGTTTGCACAGCGTCAACAATAAAACCTGCGATATCTAATCCTAATATATTTCTCGCCGCCCATATGTAAGCATAGATCTGATTGTTAGGTTGAAAATTTCTAAAATATAAATCCGTTAATGAAGTTTTAGTAGTCTTGGTATCACACAAGTATAAACGATTATCCATTTCCACTATCTTATCTATGCGTCCAGATAACCTATGCCCTTGTACACCAAACGGCACTTCAAATCTCTGCTCGAGACAGGGGGCACCATTGGGCATGGTTGCAATCTTTAAAGTGTCTTCCCAATATTCTTCTGCTCTCCATACGATAGTTCTCATTGCCGCCTCAAGTCCACGTGCCTTATCTGCTGATCTATTTAAGTCCTCCCCACATTTTTTTATAATGTGAGTTACTGCTTCAAGCACAGCTTCTTCTTTATTTTTCTTTTCAAATTTACATCTGTCTAATACTTCAAAGCCATCGTGAACAGCTGATCCAAATCCTGTGACAGGAGCATACATCTTTAACTTATATCCTAATAGATTAGATAATTTATAAAGTCTAGGACACGCTAAAAATGTAGATAGACTAGAAGAATCCCAGATTATTTGACGAGGATTATCACCATCATAAATATATTTTTTTAATTTTTTTGGTTGTTTCACCACACACTCCTTTAGTTAATTTAAATTAATAATAAAATAATTATACTCATTACAATCAATGCCGCTACTAAATATAAAAATAGTTGCGTATGTTTTATCATCAGCAACCATTCTTTTTTTCTTAAATATTTTGGTATTTTATTCATCATGTTTACTTTCCTCTTTTTCATTTAACGATTTAATATACTCTGCTGTTTCTCTTCCTCTTCTTGTTCCCTCATCCTCATGACTTTTATAGTCATCGAAGTGCCGTTCAAGAACTGATTTTCTGTCTTCCGCTCGTGCTATGTTATCTAATAACTTAGCCATTTCTTCGATATGTTGTGGGTGTTCCCCAATACCCACAGAATTTTCAAAATAAATTCTAAGTGTGGCTTTTGAATCCAATACATCTGCTTTTGTTCGGGCAAGTAAAGATTCACATAAAGCTTTGGGTATATAATTATACATTATCTATCAACACATCTAAGATATTATCACCCACAGGTTCGGGCGCTTTTATTCTGGATGATTTACTTGTAATTCTTTTACCTGCTTTCTCAGCCGCTCGTATATTTTCCCTAGTCTTTTTTAAATAATTGATGATGGTCTTAATATCTTGTTCGTTATCTGCTAATTCAGTTGGATCTTTTTCCAACAGCTCTGTTGGTATGACTAATTCTTCTACTGTTTCTTTTTCTTTTTTCTTCGGCATATCTTTACCCCTTTAAATATATTGCAATAACCAAAGCAACCACGCATATGGCTAATAAAATTCCAGAATAATCTTGAAAAAGTTCTATCATTCTTCACCATCTCCTCCATCAATAATATCCCATTGAGGTTTGATGGGTTGATTAGGCACAAGTTCCGTTGACAAAACTTTGGCATCTGGAATTGTCACTAATGTTCTAGCTAATTTATTTGACACATAAGTTCGGGAAGGTTTATCAAATTTCATATTACCTTCCATTACTTTTTTCGCCGCTTCTTCTTTGTTTCTGGCTTCCACTTCCCAATGCTGTGTAAAACAATGGGATGTCGTTACATCATATTTCATCACACACTTCTCCTTATATCATTTGCATTCTATATTATTTACCGACACCTGTCAACAATTATTTTAATGCAAAGTTTTTTTAGTGCCATAGTATTCCCAATCATCAAAAGGATCTGGTTCTGCCCCAGCTCTTACGGATTCAGCAATATCTTTTTCCATCAACTGTCCAAAGGTAGATATGTTATGCATAACACCTGCGAATATTCTTATGGTATGGTAACTGCCCCCTTGTATCATTGACATACGCAATCCTAATTCTATCAAAGCACTATTCACTATCTCTAATGGATATTTATCTGACATTTTTTCTATAGACTCACGCATTAAACCAATGCACTCCATAAACATTTTATCTTTTTCAGTTTCTTTCCTCATAATTTTCCCCCCTTTTCATCCGTTAAAATTAAAGGTTTATTTTCCAACGCAGATGTTATCATAATTCCGTCTGAATTACTAGTCAAAATTAAATGATTATATTTATTTTCATCCACATTTTCTTTGTCCTTCATCTGTTCCTTGAATGCTTTCATGTATTTATACATACGCATACGTATGGCAAAAGGTCTAATGTGCTTTATGAAAACAGACGGCTCATCTGCACCACTATTATCTAGGTGTTCTACGATTTTTTGCAAAGCGTCTGAAATATCTGTCGACAGCAATAGGTTGTATGTCTTCGGATTCCACGGCATATTTCTCCTGTTCTACTTCATAATCGTTTTGGTCTATCCCTAAATCATCATTGAAGTGTTCGTAATGATTTACGTGAGGAGTTTTATACCCATCTATCACGTGGTCAGCTTCTTCTTGTCCTTCAATATCTCTTGGTTCCTCTGACAGAGGAAAGATATCATCGGCTGAAAAATGTCCTAAGTATTGATCAGCAAATGTGTGACCTTTACTTGCTAAAGTATCTTTTTTTGTTTTTCTTTTCTTGATTTTACCCATATCGTTACTCCTATATATGTAAAAAATAATATTAAAATAAGTACAAACGGATTTTGATACTTATCATCAGTTAAAAACCCCACAGTAATACCAATCGGTACACAAGTCAAGGCAATTAACACTAATGCTTTCGCCATCAATTCAATCATTCCATTCCTTTGCTCCACCATCTACCTCAATGTTATTTGACACACTCGTAGTTTCGTAAGGAGTGGGATATATAAATGCTATTGCTTTTGAAGGTTCACCCTCTGGATAATTTTCCTCATTCACCTCCACAATAAACGGCACATATCCTGCCCCACATTCTACGGCTGTCACTCTCGCCATACATTCGGGAGTTACCTTATACAACTCCCCCTTAATTTCAAAACCATCGTCCTTAAATATCATAACTGGACAACCATAGTCGTACATATCAAACTTATCTTCGATAGTTTTAAAAACTCCTAGAAATTCTGATGAATTTCCCAATACACTATGCAATGTGCCCCCCTTTTTCAGAGTGCCGTACACAAACAGATTACTTCTATCCACTTCTTTCATATACATCTCTTTCTGGAAATAAATTTTCCTTTAATTGCACTATTCTTTTGACGCAGGTTTTAGGTATCGTGCAACCACCACCACCCATCTGTGCGTCCTCATCAAAGGACGATATAAGTATTATATTATCCTTGTTTTCTGTCAAAATCCAACCGACAGAAGTGACGGGTTTTAAGGTTTGTTTAGTTAACTCACTTATCTCTTGCCAAGTATTATCGTCCGACATAGCGTCCAACCAATCCACCCTCACCATTTTCATATCGGCAAGTTTATATTTTTTATCCTTACCTTCCTTCATTTAATGCCTCGCTACTTTCTGTCCATCCTGTAATTAAATCATCAAGAGCATCCATATTAAGTTCATTCTTTAAAATTCCCTTGTTGTGATCTTTAAACTTATGCTCTTTAAGTTTGCGAATTTTGTCTTGTAATTTTATTTTATTTTTATTTGCTATCCAATTCTTATGCACAAATTCCTCATCATAAATAAACAATACTCGCTTACCTATTATCTTGACACGAACGTGAATACTTTTTGTCCAATTATCTCTCCAATCATTCTCATTATAAATTGATTGTTGCCATTGGTATCTATCCCTTCTTGCCATATCTATTGTTCTTCTGCGATAGTACATAGGTCGCTTGGTCTTATGTACTTGCTTGATGATGTCGTGCCATACTGACGTGGCTTCATCTTCATTAATGCAATATCTATCCCCGTCTGGATCTTCTTCATAGATTGAGGCGATATACCTTATCTGTTGTGCATGAGGGGGTATCCAATTAAGTATCTGCATATCTTATCACTCCTCTCCATCCCAATCCAAAGTTGATTCATATTTTCCACTTGTATATTTAGTTTCTCGTGGATAGTTAAACAAAGATGGATGTATATTTTTAATAGTATCAATAATTTTATCAAACGATTTATTTATATTACTGTATTCACCAAAGGTATCTATTATTTTCTTCTTTAAATCCTCTAGTTGTTCCACACTACCCATTAAGTCCTGCTCTTGAAATTTATCTAACATCATCTTTACCTCTTAGTTTAGTCTTATCCCAAACAATTAGAAAGGATAAGTTTAATAATCTAATTTCAAATAGTATCATTTTATTTCTCCTATTTTAAATATGTCCATAATATTATAGCGAATCCTATTGTTATTACGGCAACATATATTGTTTCAGTTGAG